GAACAATTAAAGACACAAGAGAGTTTGTCAAACGCTACGAAGATGTAGAAGGTTTTGCTGTGTATGGTAATACCAATTACGCATATCAATATATCAGCGACACTTATCAAGACGATGTCAATTGGGACATGGAACAAATCAAAGTATTCACCATTGACATTGAGACTGCCACTGAGAATGGATTCCCAGATATCCGTAGTGCCAATGAAGAGATTCTTCTAATCACAATTAAGAATCTACAAACGAAAAACATTATCACCTTTGGCACTAAGCCATATGAAAACAAACGAGAAGATTGTCAGTATGTTTATTGTCGTGATGAACAACAACTACTAAAAGAGTTTATCATTTGGTGGCAACAGAACTATCCAGATTGTATCACTGGTTGGAATACAGACTTCTTTGATGTGCCATATCTTATCAAACGATTGGACAGAGAACTTGGTGATTCATTCTCCAAGAAAGTTAGTCCATGGGGTTACATCAATGAACGCAAGACATTCATTAAAGGCAACGAAGAACTTCACTATGACATTCTAGGTATTTCTCAACTAGACTATCTCGAACTTTATAAAAAATATACATATACAAAGCAGGAGTCTTATCGTCTGGATTATATCGCACAAGAAGAACTTGGTGATAAGAAGAAAGAGAATCCAGGAACAGACTTTAAAGATTTCTATACAAACTATTGGGATAAGTTTGTTGAATATAACATTCACGATGTGGAGTTAGTTGATCAACTCGAAGACAAGATGCGTTTGATTGAACTGCATCTGACTATGGCATACAATGCTAAGATTAATCCTGAAGATGTTTACTCACAAGTTCGTATGTGGGATACTATCATCTACAATCACCTGCGTAAGAAAGGTATTGTTATTCCAGCAAAGACTTCTTCAGGTAAAGATGCACAGTTCGAAGGTGCTTTCGTTAAAGATCCAATTATCGGTATGCATAAATGGGTAGCATCCTTTGACTTAAACAGTTTGTATCCGCACTTGATTATGCAATACAACATTAGTCCTGAGACCCTGACAAGTGAGAAACTCTCTGTCACAGTTGATAAATTGCTTAATCAAGAAGTGGATACATCTTATATTAAACGAAGAGATCTAACTCTGACTGCAAATGGATGGACATATCGTAAAGACATCAAAGGTTTTATGCCTGAGTTGATGGAGCATATGTATGTTAATCGCTCCAAGTTTAAAAAACAGATGTTGAAAGTTGAACAAGAATACCAAAACGATAAGACAAAGGTTCATCTATTAAAAGATATTTCTCGCCTAAACAATCTGCAGATGGCGATGAAGATTGCTTTGAACTCTGCTTATGGTGCGATGGGTAATCAATACTTCCGTTACTTTGATATTCGTATGGCTGAAGGTATTACCACTTCTGGTCAGTTATCCATTCGTTGGATGGCAAACAAACTCAATGCATTCCTCAACAAAACTCTCAAGACAGAGGGTAAAGATTTCGTCATTGCCATTGATACAGATTCGATCTATCTAACATTGGAAGATTTGATTGAGAAGGTTTGTGAAGGTAAAACTACTGAACAGAAAATCAAAACAATGGACAAGATCTGTGAAGAAGTTTTTCAACCATTTATTGATCAAGGATATGATGAACTTGCTGACTATATGAATGCGTATGGTCAGAAGATGCAAATGAAACGAGAAGTACTGGCTGACAAAGCAATCTGGACTGCCAAGAAACGATATGTTATTAATGTTCATAATTCGGAAGGAGTGCAATTTGCGAAACCTAAAATCAAAGTTATGGGTTTGGAGATGGTCAAGTCGTCTACACCTGCGGTTATTCGTGACAAACTTAGGGATTCGTTACAAGTTATTCTTGCTGGCGATCAAAAAGACCTACATACATATGTAACAGCATTTAAGAAAGAGTTCGATAAACTTCCAGTGCATGAAGTAGCATTTCCTCGTGGTGTGAATGGTATGAAACAGTATGCTGGTTCTCCGATTTATACAAAGGGAACACCAATTCATGTTCGTGGTGCGTTGCTCTACAATCATCACTGTAAGCGTATGGGACTAGATAAAAAGTATCAACCAATTCGTGATGGTGATAAGATTAAGTTTGTTTATGTTCGTACACCAAACCCTCTGCAAGAAGATGTGATTGCTTTTAGTCAGCATCTTCCAAAAGAGTTTGGACTGGAAGCATACATAGATTATGATAAACAATTTGAAAAAGTATTTCTTGATGCTCTACAGATTGTTATTCAACCACTAGGTTGGAAGACTCAAGAAGAAAGTTCATTGGAGGATTTCTTTGGCTAATATCAGAGTAATTAAAAAAGGAATAAATGTATCCAAGATACTGAAACAATTACATCAGTATCCAGAGGATTGGGGTGCTCAGAAAAACATTGATGGTGTAGGAGATCTTGTAGACGATTGCGGATTCCCTGCAGTTGAAGCAGGTGTTCTACAGTTAGTCATGGGAGTTGTCTCATCTAAAGATCAGTATGTGGGTGATAGTGAGATGTCTGCATCAACACCTGCATATAGTCATCATACAGAAATTATTTCATTCTTAAAGAGACACTTCAAGAAATTTGATAGGTGTGGATTCTTATCATTACCCATTGCTGGTGTCGTTGGTCAACATATTGATATTGGATCTTACTATCAAACACGAGATAGATATCATCTTGCAATTCAAGGTGCATATGATTATACAGTTGGAGGAGAGACTGTAAGAGTAGAAGAAGGTGACTTGATTTGGTTTGATAATAAACAATCACATGGAACAAAGAATGTTGGAGATGTTGTAAGAATTACATTTGTGTTTGATGTTCCACATTCCAAGAACAATCCATAGTTGCCTTGCAACAAAAGTTACTGTATAATAGGAGATATAAATGAAGCTGTTAAAATTTTATGCCGATTGGTGTGGTCCATGCAAAGGACTCTCAATGGTCATCAATGGCGCAAAAGATAAGATTGATATTCCAATTGAAGAATATGATATTGATAATGAGATGAAGATGGCTCAAGAACACAAAGTTCGATCTGTTCCAACTATGGTTTTAGTTGATGACACTGGAAAAGAAATCAGACGACAAGTGGGTATGGTCACCGAAGAAAAATTGTTAGAATTCCTGAAAGGTTAATATGAGCATTTTAGATAAGATTAAAAAGAATAGTACCATCAAAGACTCTGCGATTCTATCAGAATCAAAGTTCTTTAAGAAGAAGGATATGATTCCTACTTCTGTTCCAATCATCAATGTGGCTTTATCAGGTCGTCTTGATGGTGGACTCACTCCAGGAATTACAATGTGGGCTGGTCCAAGTAAACACTTCAAGACTGCATTCAGTTTGTTAATGGCTAAGTCCTACATGGACAAGTATGAAGATGCAGCATTGTTGTTCTATGATTCAGAGTTCGGTACTCCACAGTCTTACTTCGATACATTTGGTATTGATACAAAGCGAGTTGTTCATACTCCATTGACTGATGTGGAACAATTGAAGTTCGATATTATGCAACAGTTGTCCAATGTAGAGCGTGGCGATCATTTGATTATCGTTATTGACTCTATTGGTAATCTGGCTTCTAAGAAAGAAGTTGAAGATGCCATGGAAGGTAAGTCTGTTGCAGATATGTCAAGAGCAAAACAGATGAAGTCATTGTTCCGTATGGTAACTCCACATTTGAACTTGAAAGATATTCCACTCGTTGTAGTGAACCATACATATATGGAGATCGGAATGTTCCCGAAAGCAATCGTTGGTGGTGGTACTGGTGCAATGTACTCAGCTGATAACGTATACATCCTTGGTCGTCAGCAAGAAAAAGAAGGCACTGAGATTGTTGGTTACAATTTTATTATCAACGTAGAGAAGAGTCGTTATGTTAAAGAAAAATCTAAGATACCTGTTAGCGTATCTTTTGATGGTGGTCTTAGTAAGTGGTCTGGTTTACTTGACCTTGCTCTTGAGTCCAAGCATGTGGTCAAACCAAGTAACGGATGGTATTCCAAATGCGACCCTGAGACTGGTGAAGTAGAAGCCAAGAAATATCGTATCAAAGAAACTGACGATAAAGATTTCTGGTTATCAATTCTTACAAGCAAATCATTCTATGATTTTGTAAAGAACAAATACTCAATTGGTCAGGGTGGACAAATGATGCAAGAAGACGATCTTGATAAAGCATTAGAGGAATTGGAATTCGATGAGTAAACCTTATATTGTAGTTGAGTCCAAATACAGTGGACATGATGCGATAAAGTTGACAGAATACCCATGGGAGGGTATAATCTATACATACGGTAAGATTGAGTTTGAAGAAGACGAAGCAAACTCGACCTTACATTTAAAATTTGATTATGAAATTCTTGATAACAACGGCAAGGGATTTACTGATAACGCACCATTTGAAAAATACATTGGTAAGATATTGGAAGAATTGCTTCATGAAGGTATCCAAGAAAACAATTTAACATATACAGGCGGAACAGAAATTGATGCGAATAGAACAAAAGATTCTGAGCAATCTGATATTTGATGAGAATTATTGTCGTAAAGTAATTCCATTTATCAAGAAAGAATATTTTGCAGATCGTAAAGAAGTAATCTTGGCAGACGAGATTGTTTCTTTCTTTACGAAGTATAACAAGCCAGCATCCAAAGAAATCCTACAGATTGAAATTAGTAATAGGAAAGACCTCAACGATAAAGAGTTGTCTGAAATTGGCGACTTTATCGGCACATTGAGTCAGGAACCAGTCAATGAAGACTGGATGTTAGAACATACTGAAAAGTTTTGTAAAGATAGGGCAGTTTATAATGGAGTTCTCTCAGCAATCAGAATCATTGACGGCAACGACAAGCAACACACGAAAGACGCTATTCCATCTATTCTTTCTGATGCTCTTGCCGTTTCATTTGATAATCATATTGGTCACGACTATCTTGATGACCACAATGAGAGGTATGATTTTTATCACAGGGTGGAAGAGAAGATTGCATTCGACCTTGACATGTTCAATAAAATCACTAAGGGTGGACTATCAAAGAAAACACTTAATATCTGTCTTGCTGGCACTGGTGTTGGTAAGTCTTTGTTTATGTGTCACGTGGGTGCTGGTTGTTTAGTCCAAGGTAAAAATGTATTATACATAACTATGGAAATGGCAGAAGAGCGTATCGCTGAAAGGATTGATGCGAATCTTCTGAACCTAACCATGGATGAACTAAAAGTTATTGACAGGGATATCTACGAAAGTCGTATTGCCAAGATTACAAGTAAGACTAAAGGTAAACTAATTGTCAAAGAATATCCAACTGCTGGTGCTCACTCTGGTCACTTCCGTGCTTTGCTGGAAGAACTAAAGTTGAAACGAGAATTCAAACCTGACATTATCTTCATTGACTATCTCAATATTTGTGCGAGTCAGCGAATGAAGCAAGGTGGCTCAATTAACTCTTATACATATATTAAGAGCATTGCAGAAGAACTAAGAGGATTGGCAGTTGAGTATAATGTTCCTATTGTATCAGCCACTCAAACTACTCGATCTGGATTCACAAACTCGGATCCAGGACTTGAAGATACCTCTGAATCTTTTGGTTTGCCAGCGACAGCTGACTTTATGTTTGCTTTGGTCAGCAATGAAGAGTTGGAAGGTTTGAATCAGATTATTGTTAAACAGTTGAAGAATCGCTATAACGATCCAGGATTCTATAAGAGATTTGTTATTGGAGTTGATCGAGCGAAGATGAAACTGTATGATGTAGAAGCATCGGCACAAACGCTAAGTGATTCAGGAAAGCATGATGACGATGAACCAATGTTTGATAAAAGTAATTTTGGTCGTAGACAAAAAGCAGAATCATTCGAAGGATTTAAGTTTTAGGAGAAAGATATGGTAAAGGTAATTGTAGCTAAAGAGAAACTTGATATGACTCATATGTTGGGACAATTCCCAGATGAGTCGCATTATGATTTCCTCATTGAAGAGGATTGTGATGTTTATATGCCAGCCAACTGCGATCTAGCAACTCAAGCAGATTGTGACCAAGAATGTTCATCTTGCGATACTGGGATGGATGAAAGACGAATTGTTTTGAAGTTCCGTAAGAACTACTTCAGCAAAGAACAACAAGACCAAGCGTATATTGGTTTGCGTGAAGCAGCAACTGAAACTCAGAACAGAGGTATGGCTGCAGGTCCAAGAGCAGAGAAGTTGGGTAATCGTGAATGGGTCACTGAATACGAATCAGACATTATTGAATACTTCTTGGATCCGAAAGCATCATTGGATGGAGATCCAGTTGATGTTATTAAAGCCAAACACGAAGGTAAGACTGACAAACCATCCACACGAAATAATGTTTGGGGTATTCAAGCAGTCAAGAAAGACGGATTTGTATTCAACGAATGGGTTGAGAAAGTTCGTAAACTAGATGCATCTGAAATGATTGCTGAAGCCAGACGAGTTGAGAAAGCATATGTTTGTTCAACCACCTATGCCAATGGTGTCATGTCTGGTATTGCTGGATGGTTCGATCGTTATCCTCGCATTCCTTATGGTCGTGCAACATCTTACACTGCTCGTGAACCAGCAAAGTTTGCCATGGCATATCCATTCCTTCAGCAACTTGCGCAAGGTTTCAAAGACTTGTTGCCATGGAGATATAATAATCAGATGGAAGCAGCAAAGAAACTAGATCCTGCATTCTTAGTTCCTGAGACTCCATTTACTACTGTGACAGTTAATAAGTCTTTCAGAACTGCTTGTCACTACGATGCAGGCGACTTAACTTCTGGTCTATCCAATCTATTGACATTGAGTAATAATGGTAACTACAAAGGATGTTATTTGGTGGCACCAGAGTATCGTGTTGCTGTCAATCCAAGACCTGGAGATTTGCTACTGATTAACAATCATGAAGTGATGCATGGCAATACTCAGATTGAATTGCTCGATGAAGAAGCAGAAAGAATCTCATTGGTTGTTTACTTCCGTGAGAAGATGCTTGAGTTGGGTTCAAAACAATACGAAGATTGTCGTTATGACTTTGTTGAACAACGCAGACTTAATAAAGAACATCCAGACCAAAAGTATGAAGATGGTTCACAACGACATCTTTGGAATGGTGTCAGTCCATCAATGTGGGAATCTGATGAGTGGTATGAATATCTTGAAAGCAAACTTGGTAAAGATACATTAATGAAGTATCATCCAGAATCTCAAAAGGCAAATTCACTTGAAGGATTCTTCTAATGTGTTCAGTGATTGGAGCAATTATTAAAGAACCTCGTGCCGAGGATTTCTTAATGCTTCATCGTGTGTTCCTTGAGTCTAAGATTCGAGGAATGCATGCCACTGGAATCTCCTATGTTAAACATGGAAAGATTATCACTGAGAAGCGACCAGTACCTGCCGATGAATTTCCATTTAACTTTCCAAGTTATGT